CTCTCCGTGAGAAGCTGGATGAGCTGGTCAGCGAGAACAAGAAGTTGTCGGAGTACAAGACAGCCAACAACGACGCGATGAAGGAACTGATTAACAGTAATTCACAAGTCAGCGCACAATAACAAGGAAAGTCCTGCGTTATTACTATAGAAACCACATGAAAAACACATCATCATGACTAAAATCATCAAGACAAAAGAGGATGGATGGGAGTGCGCTCCCGCCATCATGGAGATAGGTTCACTGCTCCCAGAGGCTCGTGATATTAACTACGAGATTCAACACTGCAAGCGAGGACAGAGAGTAGAAGATATGCTCAACGACCTCAAGGATTTCGTCACTGACCTCAAGCAAAGGATAGACGATGCCGTTGAGGTGTTGGAAGGAGTTGAATTTGAAACCGTTGAAGATGAAGATTAAGGCATTCATGGTTCCACACCGAGAGCTAGCCCAACAGCTTCACCAATACGAGGACGGCCAGCTTGATATAGATGAAATCCTTGACCTGTTTTCCGTCCTGATTCAGAACGGCATGGCATGGACACTTCAAGGTAGCTACGGTCGAATGGCACGCCATCTCATCGACTCCGGCTCTTTAACATCTGATGGCACAATAACTCACGAACATCTCCCGTTCTAACTGTAGAAACCCTAATAAAAATGAGTGTATTCGATAAAACCCCCCGACCCTTCGAGGTCCAGATGAACAAGGCCACCGAGTCCGGCGTGCTCAAGGTTCAAATCGGTGAGCTGGAGCTCAGCATCACCACCCTCAACGGCATGAACGAAGCCGTCGTCTTCTCCAAGAGCGGAGACCAAGTGACACAGCGCACGTTCTCCGACTTCAATGATGTCATCTCCTTTTTCTGGAAGCTGGAGCACATTGATAATGACGGGTGACATGAGAGACAAAAATTTTTCTGATGCCATGTGCAATATCGGTTGGCTTGGCATCGTTGTAACACTGATAATCATTCTAATCCAATCCCGATGTTGACAGAAGAAAAAATAACGAGCGAGCAGAGAACATTTCAGCTCCACGACAGCGAGACAGTTTGTAAGCTGTTCCTTGATGTGTGTCGCAGGTATGACCTCGGCAACATCACACCCGAAGAGTTCATCCAGCGTTGTATGCGTATCAACGACGAAGCAGAGAACTATGGTCTAATCGATGCGCTAAAAGACTGGGAATCATGAGTGTGATAAAAAAGTTTGTAAGAAAGGTGCTCAATTTGTTGAAACTTTCACACAGATTCCCGAACTTCGCCAAACAAGCGAACACGGAGCGGAAAGCATTCGTCAAGCTGTTGGCACACCAGAGCATGATGCTCGACGAGTACGAAACCTTAGTGGAAGAGTACGACAATCAGTTAAATAAAGAAACCCAAATTCAATCCAATGAGTGATTACAAATTCAAGACCACGAACATACGTGGCAAGGCATACGTCGATGTAAGCGAGCGTGTCAAATTCTTCCGTCAAGAAGAGCAGTACAAGAACTGGACCATCTCCACAGAGGTAACGATGTTGGATGATAAGGACGAGTGCATCTGCAAGACCATCATCGCCGACCCCGAACAACGTGTCATCGCAACAGGACTCGCCCACGAGGTCAAGTCTTCCAGTAACATCAACAAGACGAGCTACGTAGAGAACTGCGAGACGTCAGCCGTGGGACGCGCACTCGCCATGCTTGGAATCGGTATCGACGCAAGCATCGCGTCAGCAAACGAGGTCAAGGATGCTATCGCTAAGCAAAACGCAAGCGAGGACACCACTGAAGCAGACTACCAAAAGGCTGTCACCTACCTCAAAAATTCAGAGGACGTGGTCGAGGCGTGGAAGAAGATTAGCAAGCAATCGAAGACGATGTTCTCAAAGGAGAAGTTTGACAGACTTCAAGCGTTTGCAGTAGAAAAAGCCAAGTCCTGATGCTAAGTATTAAGCTAGCAGAATCAGTAGGCAAGGGCCACCTGTCCTACAGCTCCATCAAGTATGCGCTTCAAGACATGAAGCTATGGGAGATGTACATGAGGGGTCAGCTCTTCAAGGAAAGCGATGCACTAACCTTCGGTAGCATGTACGACTGCCTACTCTTCACTCCAGAGGATTTCGATAAGCAATTCATGGTGCTCAATGACAGCACTAAGTGTGAGGAGATAGGGGGTCGTGCACCACGCATGACCAACAAGTACAAGGCTTGGGCTAAGGACTTCCAAGAAGAGGCAGACCAGAAAGGTCTCAAGCTCATTGGAGAGGACGACTTCCAGAAAGCCAAGGAGATGATTGAAAGGCTGAAGGTCAGTGGGGTATTAGAAACATACCTCATCGGCAACTACCAGCATGAGTTCAATGAGCAAATCAACGGCGTTCCGGTAAGGGGATTCCTTGATTGCTTGAACGAGAACTACATCAGTGACCACAAGACCACCCGTGGACTTAAACAGTTTAGGTACGCGGTTAGGGATTACGGATACGATATCCAAGCCTACATCTACTGCACAGTGCTCGGACTTGACACCTTCTACTGGGTGGCTCAGGAAAAGAGCTACCCGTATGCCATCGGAGTTTACCAAGCAAGTGAAGAGACGTTGCTTTCAGGGCAGGAGAAGTTTAACAAAGCAGTCGATAGAATTAATCGCTATCTGGACAATAATCTGAAGACCGATACGTTCTTCATAAAAGGAATGATTTAAAATGACATTGCAACAACTCATCAGCAAGGCCAACCTCCACTTTGGAGTCGATGTGTCTACACCAGCCAGCTTCAGTCACGACTCATTTGAGGCGCGTTGTTTGACTGCGTACTACGCAATCACCCAGATGAAGGCTACGTACACTGACCTGTCAAAGGCAATGGAGTCTGACAGAAACGAGCTTCGCTTGATGTGGTTGTATGCAGAAGGAAATCTCGGCGTCGTGAACAAGCGCCGTGAATACAAAGCGTTCACAAACACCCTTTAATTTTTTCATACCATGGCTGATAACAGCAACGTGTATGCGGGATACACAGAATCCCCGCGAGTCCAACAGCGTATCTCTTTCACAACGGAAGAGCTTGACAACCTCAAGCAGTACGCTACTGAGAAAGGACGTGTCTATTTGACCGTCGTGTCCGTCCCACACAAGGACGACAACAGGAAGATGAAAGCCTTTTGTGAGGTCTATGACCCCAACGCTCCCAAAGAGCAAGACAGGAAGGCAAATGCAATGACTACCACCGAGGTTCCGTTCTAAGGTTTCACGGAGATTAGCTAGTCGAGGGTCACCGACACCCTTACTTTGTTGACTAGTCATTGCCTAAGGGGGGAGGTTCGATGTGTGTATCCTTCCCCCTTTCTTCTGCCTTCGTAGCTCAGCCGGATAGAGCATCTGCCTTCTAAGCAGACGGTCACAGGTTCGATTCCTGTCGGAGGTACTTGCCGCTCCCATCTAGTCCTCACGGATTAAGAACTCTACCTTGTCGGGTGAGGTGGGGCAACCAGTCAAAGAGTTTATGGTCCACGTTGTGGGCGGGTAATGAGTAAACGCCAGAACTCTGTAGATTAAATCGGACCGTGAGGTCGAAGGACATTAATCCGTTATGGTTGCCAAAGACTGACGGCTCGGAAAGACGAGCACTTCTTCGAACTTAAATAACCCTACTATAAATGAACATCTTTCAAGAGACATGGGATGAATACCTGAAGGTCATCAAGCATCCACATGAAGATAACAGGAAGAGACACAACGTTGAGTGCAGAGCCGCCTTCACCAATGCAAGCACTCACTTCTTTCACAACGATGACATAGCGGCGCTATGGAAAAAGGACAGGACTACAGTGTATCACTACATTAGCAGTCACGAAACATACTACCGCTACAGCAAGGACTACAGGGAGTGGTTCAATGCCGCAACGGATGTCGTTTCAAGGAAGGTAGAGGATGTTGACTTGAATTACTTAAACGAGCAAGCCAAGAATAAATTAGGAGCCCATGAGCAAATTGATAGCATCCGAGGGACAATCAAAGTCCTCCAAAACGTCCTCAGCAAAATCCAAAACTCGGTACGAAGAGGTAAATCACCCAAGCCATTACCAAACGGAGGGGAAGGAAGTGTACCAAATGATGAAGGACATCTGGGGGAAAGACTTATACATCGCCTTCTGCGAGATGAACAGCTTCAAGTATCGGATGAGAGCAGGCAAGAAGCCGGGTCAGTCGATAGAGAAGGACATGCAGAAAGCACAGTGGTACGAGGAGCAGGTAAAGGCGTTGAGGAATGAAGGACAAGAAGGTAACCATCTACCCAACCATCTATCGCACACAGGAGGCAGTAGTAACGACGTTAGATACGGTTCTAACGAGGATTAAACAGGGGAGGAGTAAGGAACAGGTCACCAACGTAAGAGACGGTGACAAAACCGCGAAGCAGAAGCTGCCAGCAGTATGTTTCAGCGGCATATTCAGGGATGGCAAACGCAATGATGATGCGTTGATGTATCACAGTGGTCTTGTTGTCCTAGACTTTGACCATGTTGATGTTGACCGGACCAAGAAGGCCCTCACCGCAAACAAATACATTGCCGCTTGCTGGGTGTCACCAAGTGGTGATGGAGTAAAGGCTCTGGTCGAGGTCACGAACACAGAAAAACATCGTGAGCACTACCGCTCTCTTAAGAAGTACTTCGACGAGCAGTATGGGCTTGAGTTAGACAGCACTGGCGAGAATGAATCGAGGGCTTGCTTTGAGAGTTTCGACCCTGAGCTTGTATTCAAGACAGACTACGAGAGATACGGCGGCATGCTCTCGGAACGGTCTGAACAACAGGAGATAAAGGATATCGGGGAGAAGACGGACTACATGAAGGTAAACATTGCCTCCATGATGATTCGTAAAGCAGAGGAGGGGGAGAAGCACAACGTGTTAGTCAAGGCGGCGACCCTACTTGGAGGATTCGTAGCGTCCGGTATCGTCGAGGAGTCTGTTGCCTTCTGGGTTCTGGAAAGAGAGATTTCAAAGAGAGATGTCCGTGACCTAGACGCTGCAAAGAAGAGCATTAGGGAGGGCATTGAGAACGGGAAGAAGCTACCCATATCTGAGGTCCTCAACAATGAAGACCGCATCCGAAGGGAGATGAAGTTGACCGACGGAGACATGAGCTTTGTCTCTAGCGATAACGTTGACTACGATTGGATAGAGCGGTACGTCGCGGGTGATATCCCTGTCGGCCTATCGACTGGCAACGAGTATCTCGACAACAACTTTGTTTTCAAGAAGGAGTTCGTCATGATAAACGGACACAGCAACATTGGCAAGACAACATTCGCATTGTGGATGATGGTAGCCAGTTCAATCAATCACAACTGGAGGTGGGTCATCTATTCAAGTGAGAACCGCACTGCCGCCATCAAGATGAAGCTGGTGACGTTTGCGTTGAACAAGCAGATTGGAATCACCACATATCAAGAGAGAAAGAAGGCCCGTGAATGGGTGGAGAAGCACTTCGTTGTGATTGATAACAGTCAAGTGTACAGCTACACAGACATCATACTTTTTTGCGAGAAGATTCACAGGCAAAACCCTATCGATGGCCTCTTCATCGACCCATACAACAGCTTGAAAATTGAGATGTCTGCTGGTCGTGGCGTTGGCGTTCATGAATACCACTACGAGGCGGCCAGTGAGTTCCTCACCTTCAGCAACAACCTTGACATTGCCGTGTGGGTCAACGCACATAGTGTAACAGAGTCTCAACGACGCAAGGGGGACGACGGCCTACCCATCGCGCCCTTCGCAGAGGACACGGAGCACGGAGGCAAGTGGGTGAACAGAAGCGATTGCTTCATAACTCTTCACCGAAAAATTCAAAGCCCCGACCCGCTACAGAGAAGAAGCATTGAGATGCATGTAAGGAAAGTGAGAGAGACGGACACTGGTGGCAAGCCAACGCCTTACGGGGAGCCTTTGATGTTTGAATTTAACAGTACACAGAGTGGATACATGATGATGAAACCAAATACAAAACTGTTCACAAGCCTTGGTGAACAACTTGTTGGCAAACAAACCTCTCTTTGAATGTAAATTGTAAAATGACAAAGCGATACAAAAAGAATCTCACTCGACCACACAAGTCGAAGAAGAGGAACCTGAGTAGGGGTCATATTCAAATGAAGTCTACTCTTGAAACGTATTGCTTTGACCAGTTGAAGCAGGCTAAGTTAGACTTCCGATATGAGCCAGAGACGTTTGAATTGGTTGAGTCATTCAGGTATGAGGGCACATACCACAAGTCTTCAAAGGGGAAAGACGTGATGACAGACGCCACCAACCGGGTGGTGCTACCAATCAAATACACCCCGGACTTTGTCAGTCATGAGCATAAGTTCATCATTGAAACAAAGGGTTACGTGCCATCACAACATACGTTTCCATTGAGATGGAAGCTGTTCCTTCACTACCTGAGAGATAATAACATGGACGACTACATGTTGTTCATTCCAAAAAATAAAAAGCAGGTCGATGAAACGATTCGCATAATCAAAAAACACCTAGATGGACAAGGAGAAACTCAGTAGGTTGTACAGCTTCTCCACAACAGAAATACAGAAGCTGACCACCTTGCTCTATGAAGAGCTACATGATGACAAGGGAGGCCCTAAGATTGAATGGGAGCCGATGTTAAATGACGTAAGGAAATACAAGCGCCTTATGATTCTTGAGCTAGAGGCAATTAAAAGTGCTCTAAAAGAATACATAGAGACCACTGATGCCTAGTAGTTTCGTCAAAGACCGTGAGTTTGGAGAGCGTGTAGAAACTGCTTGGCTTAAGTTTATGCAAGGCATTACTGGTAGGGACTATCAGCGGTCTGAAGGCATGGTTTCTGGATGGGATATTCATGACCTCACGCAGGACCACTATTACGAGGTGAAGTGGGACACTAAATCCTGTGCAGTATGGTCGTCGTATGGTTCGGAAAGAAAGCCAACCGGGAACCTGTTCATTGAGTACGTAAACCCAAGCAGCGAAAAGGAGACGGGAATCTGTGTGTCAACATCCAAGTACTGGGTGTACGTTGTAAAGCATTCTCCAGACGTTTTGGTGGAGGAGTCTAGATTCGGAGACTACAAAGCCATTGCTCATCTGTTTAACAGAGAGAAGCTGTTGGCGTTCTGTCAATCAGAGAATCTAAACACCCGTGACACGAAGAGAGATGTTGCGAAAGGTAAATCAGCAAACGCTAGAGGTTGGATTCTGCCGTGGAGTACGATAAACAATGCGAAAAAACAAACAGGATGGTTGGCTGATTACGATATCTCTGACTATCTTTCTGTCCCGATTTTAACTAAATGAGCAATACAATAAACAAGGAGTTTCAAATGCTCCAGCTGGCCGTTGAGAGCATCATGGACTCAGCTCTGATTACCACGTGCAGGAAGCGTCCACACATAAACGCACGTATGATTTTCTCCAAGATTCTTTTGGACAAGGGGCACACCACTACGTCAATAGGTAAGTACCTAGGCAAAAGCCACTGCACTGTCGTTCATTACAAGCAAAGATTCGACGGGTACATCATGAATGACAAGCGGCTCAAGGAGTCTTATGAGCACGCTAAGGCTGTTTACTACGGCAGCTTTGACCCCGTCTACGACATGGATAAGGCTCAGTTGAAGCATGAGATTTTTAATCTGAGAAACAAGGTCCAGAAAACAGTGGAGCAGATGGAGCAGATTAAGAAGCAGTACTCTTGGAGGGCTGAGTTCATTGGTATACAGGAGTTGCTTTACCAGAAGGTCCCAAAGGGCCACGAAAAGGATGTTCAACAAGCACTAAATAGATACTTAAATGGGATACACTATTGATGACGTAGACAAAATTGTAAGGTTCACTACGTGGAGCGACAAACAAAAGATGGACGAGCTCCTAAGGATGGACTGCTCGCTCTACTGCTCGCTTGGAACAGACTCAACCAAGGCAGATAGAGATGCCGTAAGAAAAGACTCCAGAAGAATTTACAAAGCAATTAAAGCCTTCGACCCCCAGCAGGGACAGATGTACTTAAACGTAATGGATTTGAAATGAACGTACAACCAACCAAGGAATTTATAGCTGGTCTCAATAAGTTTAAAAGAGACTACCTTGTTGAGGTGCTGGCTGACAACGACGCTTTACTGGCTGACGGATTTGAAGAGGCCCTAATTGGTCATACCCAAGGGGGTAACGTCGTTGCAGTGTACGACTACGACACCTGTGTTTCCATCTTGATACACAGGGATGGCATGACGATTGAGGATGCGGTTGAGTTCATGGAGTATAACGTGGTGGGCTCATACGTCGGGGACAAGACTCCCGTCTTCATCTCCTATGGTTGAAATATCGGTGACACCGCGCATGATTATTCGTGCCGAGCAACGCGCCGACAAAATGGGTGCGTTAAACAATAGTATCACTGAAGGTGAGGCAAACCTAGAGGCTTTCATTGCAGAGCAAGCGTTGTCAAAGCACCTGAAGCAGAAACTTGAAGACACCTACAACTATGACTTGTTCTGGGCACCGAAGGGTCGTGTCCTTACAGCTGACATCAAGACTAAGCGTAGAACCAAGCCACCCTCGCCTTACTTTGATTGCCACATTGCAGACACCAGCCTGCATCAGGACTGTGAGACGTACATCTTTGCGTCGATTGTCAGGACAGAAGAAACCTTCAGGGTTTGGGCGCTAGGATGGATAACCAAAGATGCATTCCTGAAGAAGGCAAAGCGTGTATTCAAGGGAGACAGAGATGGTGACTTTGTTGAGCACGTTGATGCATACAAGTGCAAGGTGTCAGACCTTTCGAGGATGCCATAATTTTGCTTTCGTTAACATGTCTGGCACAATATCCCAGACCTCGTGACGTTTTAGATGTGAACCCATAAAACACATCAACATGGAACGAGAGAAAGTTATTTATGAGTGGGGCCTCTACGATGTAGTCGCAGACGACCACTTCGAATTTTCAGCCACACCACAGCAGATAGCCGAAGCGATGCCCGACCCCGACATAAGCGTTCGTTTGATTCGTTACCAACCTGACGAAGGCTGGGAGGACTGCCACATCACCGCTGATGGTACCTTCGAGTTTGACGGAGTGTTTGCATGCGGAAACGGGAGACACGTTCCTAAGCGTTTCGTAGAACAGGTTGCGCGTTGGGTCAAGAAGTATGGCTACGAGCTTCGTTCAGAGGGGATTTTCGGTGACGAGTAGATGCGTTAGCCACTACAAGACTCGCAGTCCTCTGGCTTTTCAATGTTGCAGGTGATTTCACCAGACTCAATTTTTGCTTCTGACTCCTTGAGTTTCTTAGGGTCGAGAAAGCTGATGTCAAAATCTTCTTCGGGTCTCATCTCTTCTTGGATTTTTCAATAGTTCGCCCTGCAAAGTAAGCACCAAACGAGGTAAGCATAAGTATCTCAAGCAGAGAAACATAGCTGTCCTTGACGTTGAACGGAAGGTTGTCCATTGAGTCCAGCACCATTGTCACAACAAACATTCCCATGAGCGCAATAAGAGTCACCGGACGGATGTACTTAGCCAGCTTCACGTCGCTACCCATGTCAGCCTTCCAACGCTCAGTCACGTTGTTCTGGTAGGCAATCTCTGCATCGACACGTGCCTTAGCCTCCTCAGGGGAGACGTTCGGTTCCTTATCAAGCAGGTTCTTCACCATGCCGAGTGCCCCGCTATCTGGAAGCAAGTCACCCACCGTATCCAGCACGTTGGGCGCGGCTTTAGCAAGCCAACGACCCAGCCCGGTGTCTTTGATTTTCTTTTTTTCAGCCATCGTAATCTGTGTATGTGATTGTACAGTCCTCACATTGTAATGCCTCAGCAATGAGAGGGTAAACTCTTTTGTACGCCTCTGTAGAACCGCTTACGTATCCCGTTCCCGTAACGTTCTGCGTCTGGCTGTTGCCGAGCAAGAGGCATCCGCTCGTGTCGTCCTCATCGTTTCCGCAATGAATAAGGATGTGCTTGAAGTTGGGTACATCTAGAACCTCAATCATTCCCTTGTGCATCTCACCGAATCTCTTGGTGTATCTGTCGTGATACCCACCCCAAGTCTTTAGCCTTAGGTTGTAGGTACCCGCCGGGATTCTTGTCTCGTGCATCACCTTCTCTTCCCTGTCCTCGTCCTCAAGCGTGAAGCACAAGAACTCACGGAACTCTGTACCGTTGCTCGCGTCGAACAACAGGCCCAACGTGTCCCGCTCCTGACTACTAAATCTTATTACCTCTAGCTTCATTCTTCTAGTGCTTCTAAGTAGATGTCGGTCTCAATCTTTGCTGGCTCAAGCATCCCGAAGTATACCCGTGCCATATCCTCCAGCTCCTTGTAGTCTTGGGTGCTCATGGTCTTGGCCTTTGCTCTCATCAGGACGTAGTAATCTCTACTGTTCTTGACACGCTTCTGAATCTCTCTAAGCTCAGCGATGTGCTTCTTGTAGGTATCGGGGAAGCGTTTACGCATCGCCGTCTCAGCGATGGGCTGGTTGAATCCCTTGGAGAAGGCATTGGCAACTTGCTCAGCCTTGAGTGGGTCCGCACCCGCGTCCTCCATCAGCTTCAAGAACCTAGCGCGTCCACCCTTTTCGTCAATGCTCTTGATAGCCTCAAAGAACTGGGAGTCACCGTCAGCGAGAGCCTGAGCTACCACCTCGTATGCCGCCAAGTCCTCTTCACCGCCGAGGGACCTAGCTCTACCTACGTTGTCGAGGGTCTTGATGAACTGCTCAGCCTCCTTGTTGCCGAATCCAATCAGGTTACCACCAGTCATGGCGAGCCTGAGGTAGTAGTACATCGCCATGTTTGCCCTGTCCTCAGGACGGACGAAGTATTCTCTACCTGTAGATGTAGTCACCTTGTTGCTACCGCTTGCAAGGCTGATGACGTTAATCATCGTGTTGTGGCTTTCGCTAAGGAACTGACCGTATGGACCAATGTATGAGAGCATAGTCATTGGGTCACCGGGTTCCGTTCTGGTTCCGTAAATAGGAACACCACCCTTGATTGAAGCCCACCTCTCGTAGCGTTCGTCGTAGGTCTCGTCTCCGATTCCGAAGTTGTCCTCTTCAAGCATAGGGAAGATGAGGAACTTGTTCACTGCGAACCTCAAGCTGTTGTCGATAGCCGCAAGCGGGAGCTGGGGAAGCATATCAACCAGAGTTGATGTACCAACATCCCACCACGCTTTCGTCTTGTCCTCCTCTGTAAGCTGGTCCTCGTCGTCTCCGAAGATGGCAGACACGATTGCAGGCAACAGAATCTTACCCACGGTGTGGAACGTGGCAAGCTCAGCGATACTACCGACGATGGCTTTACCGCCCTCGCCCTTAGCCCTTGCGTCTCCGTACAAAACCTTCTTAGCATCAGAGGTGATGCTTCTCTTCTTGTTGACTGCGAACCTAGAGAACGGCAACAGGAAGTTCTGCAAGAGATAAGCCAGCTGCGGAGCGAACTCCGTACCACCAGCGTACAGGTCAGCCGCTTGTCTTGGAGTAGAGGCTGCTTGGTCCTTAGTGACCAAAGAATCTGCATAGCTCAGTGCCTCCTTGTTTGGTCTCACTGCCTGCTCCTCCCAGTCGATGTCACTTACGCTATCCACAATCCCTTGCTCAATGAGAGAGTCTGCGTAGAACCCAAACCACGAAGCAATCGCAACCACCTTGTCCGTACCCTTGAGGTTCTTGAGCGCGAGCTTGTTCAAGTAGTCCGTCATCTTCTGGAACTGCGTAGCGTCGAAATCCATGGACCCAGTAAACGGGTCGATGTTACCTGCTTCGTAGTCCCTGCTGAACACGGGTGAGTTTTGCAACAGCCTGTATCTGCCGTTGTTGTCAAGCGCAATCTTGGAGTCAGCCATGAAGAGACCTTTACCGCTGTGGTAAACCATCTCGGCTACAGTTTGCAAGACGTATGGGAATGTCTTCAGTGGGTTCTTAGCTTGGAAGAATGTATTCAAGATTACTGGCGACTGTTTAGCCGTCTGAATCAAGAAGCCACCGAACGCTCTGGTAATCGTAGCTAGTCTGATGATGTAGCCCGGATTCTCGTAACGCTTGCCGAACAAGACGAAGTCCTTCTGGAACATGGCGGGAACCTTGCCCGTGTCTTGGTGAACGTACTTGGCAATCTTACGCTCCAAGGTTTGCTTCACAGTGGTGTTCGGAATCAGGTCGTTCGCTTCCTGCGAGTTCATCACAAATCTGTGTGCCAGCGTAGAGCCGACAGTCTCCATCAAGGTGATGTTCTCACGCAACGTGGACTCGTTAATCTTGAGAAAGTCAAGACCGATGATTGCCTTGTCTCCAGACAACGACCTTGGGTTACGCTCGAAGCTACTGCCAGCAGCTCTCTTGGTCTGCGCCAGTGACGATTCCTGAAGGGCCTTGTGGAAGCCTTCGTACATACGCATCGTCTCGTTAGTAGACTCGTTCTTGGTCTGGATGCGAACGTCGAACGGCGTGTAGTCATCCTCCATGACGAGCTCCTTACCGAGGTAACGCTCGACGTAGTTGGAGAACTGGGGCATCAGACCCACGTGCATGTCAACCAAGAAGTCCACCATCTGAACGAGCTGAGGACTAGTTGACCTAACCTTGGCCTGTAATTCCTCTAAACTGTTGGTGTCCCCGAAGAGAAAGTCGTATGCGCTTTGCATATCAGCAATCTCTTCTTTTGAGAACGCCCCACCTGCCGCAACCTTTTGCTGGTTGTGGTACTCGATAGTCCGCTGCATCACGCCCTTGAGGTTGACGAACCACTCGGCAGCATTTTGTCCGGCCTGTGTCTCGTTATCTATCTCAGGAACCTGACGGCTCATCGAGAAAATTTGCATGATGGCCTTTTCCCGGACACCAGTAATCTTTTTCTTACTCCGCCTCTCTAGCTCAAGCACCTTTGCTTCAAGCCTCTCCATAAGCATAGAGTGTCTGAAGTCAGCACGTCCAAACGCGCCCTCGATAGAGCCGAAGCCCAACGAGCGACGAAGTCTTGCAAGAGTCATATCCTTGGCGGGAAAAGCCATACGGATGTACGAATCCACGGTGTCCAAGAAGCCCATGTAAACTCTGGGCCTTGCCTTGAGGCCGTCCCTCTTGAGGTCTGCCAAATCACTGGCGTAGTCGATAGAACCACGGACGAGAGAGTGTACGTATCCAAGGCCAAATACAGAGCCGTTGACAATGAAGTCGTCGAGCTTATAATCTAGGTGAGCTAGCTGTCTTCTGTTGAGTTTCAGGAGTCTGTTCCTCAGCTGCGCAAAGTTGAGCTTCGATGGGTCTGCGACGCCTAGGATGTCCGCAATCATGGGCTCCTCAAGCAGTGTGTCGAGGTTCGCTGCAATACGGGGCAGCATCACGTCGTCTACGATAAGCTCAGCGGCGGCCTCGTTCTTGTTAACCTTCTCGTCGTACAAGGCTTCGAGCACACGCTCAAGGTGAGCTGGGTTGCTGCTGTCGAGCTGGTCGTTTGCGTTGTTCTTGTTCCACTCGTCGATGTAGCGAAGGATGTTCTTCCTGTTCTGTGACAGCTTGCTCCTCTCGTACTTCTCCTTGAGCTTATTGTACTCCTCGTCAACGCTGGTTTTGTTTTTGAGTGCGAGTCTCTCCGCTCTGGCGGCAAGGACTGCGTTTCTTCCGAGCGTTTCTTTTGATTGGAACTGAGCAACCAATACAGCTAGGTCCTCAGCTGGCAGCTTAGGGAACGACACTGCCTCCTTACCGTCCTCACCCCTTTTGATTTGAGGAGCTTTCATTGAGCTCAGGGTGGCGAGCACGGTCTGTTCGAAGTTGCTAATGTCGTCCGCATCCAACAGCGCGGGGTTAATCTTGGATAGGGCCTCCGCGTACTTGTTGTAGGTAGCTGTAGACTTGAGGGCCTCTCCTGCCTTCCTCGGCTTGGCCGCACGTGCTAGTCTCTTTTGAAGTCCACGCACTCGATTCACTTGGTCGAGGTACTCCTGCATCGCCTTCTTAGTATCTCTTGCATCGAAGACAGCAGACAGCTTGTCGATGAACGTCTGCATGACCTCGAAGCCTTCTTCCTTCAGCCTCTTACCAGAGACGCGGTGAGCCTCCCTAGCAACCTTAAATAGCTGTTGTACCTGAGCACTACTGAAGGGTGTCTTTGCGTTGTCCTTCATCCGCTCCTTGACAATCTCGATTGCCTGCTTCAGAAACTCTCTGTAGTTGCTGGACTTATCTCTCAGCTGTTCGAGGTCCGCTCTCAGGTTCTTCGCCTCTGTGCTCAGCTTGCGAACCTTCTTGTTGACCTCTTTCTTTCCGATGAGTCTGCCGCGCTTGAACTCGTATGCTCTGCGGTACGCCGCCAATGCAGCCTCCTTTGTCATGCCCATGTCCTGCAACAGCTTCAGGATTTCGGGCTTGGCATACGCCATCGTAGCCATCTGGCCGATAGATGCCTCCAGCCTTACTGGAATCTTTCTACGCTTGTCACGCTTAATAGTTGGGTTGCTGTATTCCTTATCTAAGAAGTCAGCAATCTGACGAGTCAGGTCACCCTGAAACTTTACTTCCCCGGATACATCCCCTGCACTACGGCTAGTTCCTCCCCCTCTAGTTCCTTCCCGTCCAGAAGCTCCACCGCTTCTATCCACGTCTCTAGATTCGGGCTGCTCTCTGCCAATCTTGGATACGGCGTCCCGAATAGCGGGAGCCCAATCCGGCGTTCCAATGCCGCCTGCTTCTTTAAGAAGTCCTTGTCTAAGTTGCTCTCTTGTAATTTCTCCATTTCTATACTTGGTATGAAGTGATTGAATCCTTGACTTGTTTGCCTCGCTGTTCTTAAATCCAGCGGTATAGAGAAGCCTGACGGCCTCCCACGTAATGCTCTGCATCTCTCTTGGAAGCAAGCCTCGTTCATCAGCGGCAATCCTGTATGCTTCAAGATAAGCATAATAGTTACCCGAAATAGCGTGAACTGACGAATTAGAAACTTTTAACTCAGCGAATCCTTTCTTCAGAGCCCAAGGTTTCCAGTCTGCAACGCCCTTTACTTTTATACCAGCTGCTTTGGCTAGATTGGCGACCTCTTTTCCCCCGTAAACAACACCCTTCTTGTCTATAAAGGTGCCCCCAGTTGCTCCGAAGTTAGCTCCCACCTCCCCAGAAGAGGAAGACATGGGCTTGAGGAGGGCCGCTCCTACAGCGTGAGTATCAATGGTGGTGTCTGAGCCAAATCCGGGGTTGTGGATGTTGTTAAAGAAGTGTCGAATCTTGTGCTGCTCACCAAGCACCCTAGAAATCTCAGCTACATCTTCGGTAAGCAGTGCCGAAACAGCCTTGTCAATCATAGTCAAGGAAGACCAAGCGGCCTTCGACTCCTTGCCTTGTGCGTTTGTCTTCTTAGCCCCCCGCTCACCGCTCGGTGTAATGATGTCGTAAGACCTAGACATGTTGAGGTCAACAAAGGCCCACACAGCCATCGCTCTGACATTTCCCGGAGGGAGCTCAACAATAGAAGTACCGATGTACTTAGACAGCTCTCTAGCCCACGCAACTTTTGCACCCCCTGCACTCATGAAGAAGTCTACCATCTCTTGCGTGACTGGCTTATTGCCATTGTTCACCACGGCTTCGATGACCACCTCCCCAAGTCTGACATTTTGGTACCAGTCCTTTTGAGGGGACAGGGCAGCAATGGCTGCCGCAACCTGAATCGGGTCAATGTCGTACTCCTCCGCCAGTTGCTGGGAAATAATGTTAGCACCATCGTACCAAAGTGTAGCAACCTCCCTTAGGTCTGCCTCGAACGCATCGTGGAGGAAGAGCAGGTTGTTCTTTGCCTCCTCAATAAAGATTTCGTACACCTCATCAGCGTACTTTATTGCGTTTTTACCCTCGAAAACAGACTTCCTAAACTTTCTTACGCCTGCAACGATGTCAAGTTGAGACAAAAAGAGCGCGTTCTTGACGTAGATTTTCGGCTCGTTTTCCTTTACGTGAGCCAGACTAAGTATGTAGCTGTCATCTAGCTTAGATGCTTTTGCAGTACCATACCCTTGACCAATTCTAGTCCCTTTAATCGTTTGCTTCTTGACAGAACGAGCAAACTCTCCCATCAGCTTAGGCCCAAACTTCGGGTCGTTCTCTGGGCTCGGCTCAGCTAGTGCGTCTTGGAACTTGATAGGTACCCCGTCTGGCGTGGTCTTGCCAGTGTCAAACATCGGGTCTGAAGGCAGGACCTTCTTCGTGTCCTTAGCAAGGACCAGCGCACCAATCTGAATCAGCTCGCTAGCCTCAGTAACAGGCATCCCATCTCGCTTGTCATAAAACCAGCTATGCCTGTAGGGATTCATACCAACTTGAACCCACCCCTCCTGAACACCCTCAGACTTATGGTCCTTGTGGTACTCCTTAGAGGCCATGATTTTCTCTGCTCTCGCCCTGACTGTGGACGGGTCATGGTTTTCCCACTCGCCAAACATCCTAGCAATCGTAGTCTTACTGGTAGATGTTGCAATCTTCATAGAGATGCTAGGCATGCCACCAAACGTTACGTTCTTGATGAGACCTGTTTGAGAATACGCGATTGACTTGCCGTTGTTATCGCCCTCCATCCTGCTAAACTTGTCTGCACTGTTTGTGCCTTCATGAACAGACACTACCCATACATCGAAGTTGTTGTACGCCGGGATGTCTAACCTCAGGCCAGTAAAATACCCGTCTGGTATCTCCTTAGTAAGGTCGTAAATACCAGTGCCGAGCTGTTTGCTCTTCAGTGCTGCGCCTAGTTCCGGAAGGGTTGGCATTTCTGGCACAACGTCAAACGGAGTGATGGGCATCACATCTCTTACGACCTGAATGTACTGTTCTTGTGTTAGCGTTCCCTCTTGCATCGCCTCAATAGCAGCTACGTTTTCAGGAACCCTGTCAAGCCTTTGATTTTTTTCAAGTTTCAGTTCTTTTTTAAGCTCTTCAAGCTGCTCTTCTGTCAGATTAGATTTAGTCAAAAAACTTTCGTAGAACTGCTGTTCGCTAACTCTGTCGTAGCGTAACCCCTCGTCAAGCTGGCCCTGAAACTTTACCTCCTCGTCGTCAGCAACCTGACGCTCCTCAGGCTTGAGCCCAAGTCTTTCACTTGACTGGGTCAACTGGGATACAGCTTCCGTCACGTCCTCACCAGAGGCCATCTTACCTGTAAGGTTCTCGATAGCGCGTCCAACATCTGAGATGCCGGGGCTCGGAACCTTACCGACAAACGGAACGGCACTGAGGCCACGGTTGATTAGTCCTGAGAACCGCTCAATCAGTCCACGCTTTACTTCAAGACTCAAGTTGCCTGCCGAGATGTCAGCCAAGAGCTCCGTCAAGAACTCGTCTGCAAAGGCAGTAGACTGCATGAGCTTGAGGATGTCCGTCTCCTTTGTCCCGTCGATACGCAACGCTGTCAGTTGCTCCTGCACCTTCTCGCTTTGGAGAACCTTGCTCAGGTACTTGCCAAACTTGTTAGCCACACCCTCACCCTGAAGCGACTTAGCCAGCTCTGTAGCCAGACCAACGAGAGCGTCGTCACCCAGCAAGGTGTCGAGACCTAGCTCGTGGTAGCCCTCGTGGTAGGCAGTGTTTTCAAGAATGGCAGGAACGAGGAGGTGAATCTTGTAGCCGCCGTCTTGCTGCTTAGCAACAAACACACCACGTCCCACCTTACCACCGGGCACGGCGTTAGCCATGGATGCGACGGTCTTGTGAATCATGATGCCCTTGAATCCCTTTTTGGTTTTACTCAGGGCTTTGACGGCAGTAATTGTGTTTCTCAATCCATCCATGACGGCTTGAGGTGACGAGATTCTACCCAACCCAAGTGGGAGGTTCAACGCCATCTTGTCTAACAACAGACTGTTGATTCTGTCGAGGACGCTGTCTGCGTTTGCGCCGTCTACAACGACACTATCCTGACCCTCAAAGAGACTGTCAAGGCTGTACTCCTCCAGAACTCTGGAGACGTTGTCCATGATTTGGTTCGTGGTAGTACGAGACCCCAAGTCGTGCGTGATGTCGAGGTCTGCCTCTAGTTTCGCTCGTTGCTTTACCAAGCTATTGACCTCGTTACGAAGTCTTCTGCGTTGGCTCTTGTTTTCCGTGCGGTCGTAGTCAATCGCCTTCTTTGTAATCTGTGTCTGAACATCAATCATTGCGGAGTATGCCTCCGGGTCTGACTGTCTAAGCTGCTCGTAGAAATCTCTACGCTTCTTGCCCTCTGCCTCGTTGCGTTGGATAGCACCAACAAGGCGGGCCATAACCTCTCGGCGGCCAGACACGGTCTCCTGAGAGTCAAGTTCCTTTTTAAGCTGTTGAATTACCAGCTTGGATTGAATGGATGGGATTGAGCTCGCTGCTAGACCAAGCGCACCAATACTACTGCCAGCCCCTGCGATACCGCCACCCATTACGGCACCTGCATAGAAGCCATTCTTGATAGCCTTGTCCATTTGGACAACATCAATATCCTGACCCTTGGCGTTTTGCTCAATGACGTACTGCATACCGCCTGTAACGGCCTCGGTCAACGCCTCTTCCCCCATAGCTAGTGGGGTGTTCATGAGCGCACCATAGATGAAGTCAGCAGCACCCTTTGAGTTAGCTCTCAGGGCCTTGAATCGGTCAAAGATTTTAGCCCCAACGAATGCGGGTGCGCCCTCAGCGACACCGTAGCCAAGGATAAATCCACCCTGCTGGACTACGTTCATCTTATCAAACCACTCCTCGTCGCGGGCGATGTCATAGGCGGTAAGCGAACCCATACCAGACACTACACCAGCCGTCAATTTACTGTTACCCGTCACGCGCTGCGTAACAATAGCGGCAGCCATCATTGGTACACTATGACCGAAGTCAGCAACAACGTCTGCCATACCTCCTGACCAGTCACCGTTCTCGAACTTACTGGCAGGGTCTGTCTGTGGTACGGCTCGGTATCTCTCGATGGACTGCTCAAGATTCTTTGCAGCCATGCGATGCATATTGGTGACCTTCCTACCATAGGCCCACTCTCCAAACACTGCCTCTACCGCATTTACACCAAGGTCCATGGAAGCAGACTGCAATGTGCCCACCAGTTTTACAACCTCTGAACCCAGACCACGAAAGAAATCAGCACTGACATTACGCCCTTCAGATGTGTCACCGATGTAACCCGTGTTATTGAGGTCAGCCATGATGTCGTACTCCTCAAGGAGGTGACGCTCAAGATTCTTAACCTTCTCCTCGTCAGACAAGAACTCTGCCGTAAGCGTGCCCTTGACAGCATCGTTCGTGCTGTCATTGACATCTGTCATCAGGCGGGCCTTGGCAGCAGCCAAACGTCTTTGATAGTACTGTTCCTTAGCCGATTCTCTGAAGGCTTCGTTCTTCTCTTGAATCTGTTCTTCACTGAGTCCAGCCAATGACTCTGCACCCTCAAGAATCTCCTGACCAAACGCTGTGTAGATGGGATTTCCTGTAGCACCCATGGCAGCAAAGCCCCTACCTCGACCATCTTGAGAGATGTTGTCTGCAATCGCGTCCGGCATCCCAATCTGGAGGTCGCTGGCAAATGCGTTGTCAGAACCCTTCAGCAACTCTTCCAGAACTGCGTCGTCGTTGTATGGGTTGCGGTCGTTACCCTCCGAATCCTTGCTCGCACGAGACTTGATAGAAGCCATGAGAGACGCATTCATCATGCGCTGCTCTTCTGCACTGGCGTTTCTCCAGCGTTGTGCTGCCGCAGGTCTACCAGTAGCCTCGTAGTACCTGTCAGAGTTGAAGTTGATATCGAAGTAGTTCTCTAACGAACTCTGGTACGCACCCGTGTAAGCAGTAATTGCGTCTGCGTCCTCTTTTGTAATCTCCTTGCCGTCGTAGAGGTAGGAGGTAAGTATCTCATCCTGAGCACGCTCATTGTATCTGTCGATACTCTCCTGAGAGTACGGGTTAACTATGTCTATGCTTGGAACTGTAGCCGAATCTCCAGACGCTTCTGTCGAAGAGACACCGATATTCGAGGTAGATTCCGTAGAAACCTCTTGAACCAAAGGAGAATCCGAGACGGAAGTCTTTTCTTTTTTTTTTTGACCGTAGTAATCGTTTATGATTTTACGGACCTCTGCTCTACTTGCACCTCCTTGGATTGCCGCATCAACAAGTGCTTTAAGTTCTGGCTCCATGCTTTATTAGTTTTCAGATGGCAAGTTTTCGGGTACCACAAAGATAAGTCTCCCTTCACTTATCGCGGGGAACATTCCGTCCCTAGTAAAACGAGCAACTTGAACCTCCATTTCGGCTTGAGCCTCTTCATCAAGACCATCATAGTAATCTTGAACAGAATCCAACATGGCCTCGTTTATCTCGCCAAGTTCATCCATTCGATTATAGAATGCGACGTATGCATCAGCCGTTTCCTCAGTAGCCGGAGGTGTAGTAGCTGGCTCTGAAGGCTCTGGAACATCAAGATTGCCTAAGTCGGGTGGAGCTGCTGTAGTGTCCGTCGCTGCCGGGGCAGGTGGAGGAGCCGTAACCGTGCTGTCACTAGCGGCAGGTGGAGCAGGTGGAGGTGTGCCCGTGCTATCACTAGCTACTGGTTCCGGAGGAGGAGCGCCACCAGTAGTCGATGCCGCTGCTGGTCCCGACGCACTTGCCGCAGCTGGGTCTGGGGCGGCGGCGGGTTCAGGGATAGTCATACCGCTTTGCTGAAGGAAAGCAGTCAGCGTAGGCTCGTCGAGTACACCCACCTGTTTATTGAACTCTGCAATCTTTCGCTTAGCCAACAGTCTTTGGTTCTCAGACTTAGGCTTGTTTCCGGATTCAAACAACCCGTTGTTCAGTCCAGTCTTAATGCGAAGGAACTCTGGGCCTCTAGTCCCAAGGTCAATAAACGTGTTATCGTACTTCTTGAACCAGTCTCTTACAATTTGTTCTGCTTGAGCTTGGTCCATGCCCCCGTTCAGAAGGGCGTCGATACTTTCTTGCCTACTCTTTGTGGCAGAAACCTTGTATCCAATTTCTTCGCCTTCGTTGTTAAATACGATTTCCTCAATAGAAAGACCTCTTCCCTCCATAGTTACCTGATACCTGCTGTCTGCAAGCGTTGGCATAATGAATTGTGTTTCACCATTGCCTCCGTCGGTCTGCAACATGGCAGGTGCCTGAGCAAAGTACGCAGCTTGGTCTTCTGAGTTTTCCATGGCTTGCTCTGCCATGGCCTCGGCCAAAGAGTTAGCCTCCTCCTCTAACTGAGCAGCATATAAGCCCGCCTCGTTGTCTTTAGAGATTCTCTCTGCAACAGTTCCAGCGATTCCTTCGTAGTATGTGGCCTTAGCTTCACGAGCGGAGCGAATCTGAGCAAACGCCTCTTCGCTAAACTCGGTTGGCCTATCATTGAACTGCTCCACATCCACGTTAAATACGTACTCACCATCTTCGTTGAACTGACCCTCTAAGAAAGTTGCACCCGGCATGTATGCCTCTGGAGGATAAATTCTAGAAGCGTCAAGGACATCCTGTTGTGTCAGCTCGTTCTTATTGGGAGCGTCATTTATCTTATATCCGTAGATGGAGATGGCCTGCCCCATTTCATTCGGGTGAGCTACGTTCTTTTTGTCCAACACCCTAGCAACATCACCGTACAGCTTGTTTAGGTCCAGCTCTCCAGTCTGGAAATCTGTTCCTTCAAAACGAAGCTGATATATGCCTTCTGAGTTAGAGAAGTTCTCCGTGTACATAGTGTCTGCCAACGGTGCAACGAGGTACTCAGAGCCCTCAAACTTTATCGGCGGAGCGTAACCCCCACGAGGGTCGTTAAGTGTGGACTCCCTCCACGGGGTTTGAACCCCATTAGCATCCTCGAAGGCAAACGAACCGTCGGGCAACTGAACAGGAACACCACTATCGTGAACCCTGTACTCTGCTTGAATCTCAGGAACTGTAGCCGCAGCGTTTTGAAAATTACCAATAGCCACATTGTCCATGATGTTCTTCTCCGAAGAGGACACGGCGGTACCGATATTGACAAGGTCTACATACTCCTGTTTTGCAGTTTGATAAGACTGAACGTCCTCGGCACGACCCGTTGAATAGGCAACAGCTGCCTTTTCTTGCATGTCGTTCAACAGGGATTGACCCATTCTACTGTATCGCCCTGAAAGACCAGCGGGTAAAGACGCTTGCTGCGCCTTCGTAAAGCCCATCCGTGTATCGAGCTCTACCTGCCGCTGCTTTCGCTTCTCCTGAATCTCGCTAAGACTGTTGGAGATTTCTGCGCCTGCCTGACGTCCTATGTCGCTGAAGCTAACGCGGTCAGCTAAATATCCTGTCTTAAATCTTGTGCCCATTAGTCTGCTTTTTCAAAGTCATTTACCATGGTCTGAACCTCCTTTCTAAGGACCTTCATTCCTTTTAGTGAGGAGTCCTTCGCTTTATTTTTTAGTCTGTTGGCACGGGCGGGGTCAATTACATACTCGCCCCCGGTCAAAGCAAGACCCATAGACTTACCCTCTTCGTCAACCACATACATTTCGTTTTCCTCGTGGCTAAACTTACCGGGAGTCTTCTGAACCTTAGCGCCCTCGTCGGCCATAGCCTTTAAAGCACCAAGCCCGATACCGAAGCTAGCGGCACCACCAAGAGCTGAACCAAAACCCTGTCCAATCTGGGCTCTAGCCTGCCCAAGTTTTGCATCTGCAAGAGCCTTGGCGTCGTATGCGAAGTCAATATCTCTGTTGGAGCGGGCTTCACGCAGACCAGTCTCTCTTTCTCTTGCACTCGCTAGATTGCTAAGTGCCGATGTTTGTAATCGCTGCTGAGTCAAAGCCTCTTCCCTCATCTGTCTCTGAGCCTGAGACTGAGCGCCCATGATTGCGCCTAGACCACGAGCCCCGAACTGTTGAGCAGCCCCCGCTGTGGTAGCTAAAGAGCGATTGATGTCATCTGTTCGCATCTGAAGCAGACGTTGGTCGTATGCGTTCTTTACCGCGTCATAGTATTCGCCCGGTGTGGATAGCGACGGTTGATTGCCGAGGACAGATTCTAAATTCTCGTTAGCTTTTGCAAGCTCTTTCTTTGCCTGACCCTTAGCTACAAAGCCTGACACGACATCGGCTATTCCACCAAGTCCTGACGCAGCTCCGCTAGCCATCATCCCAGTAAGGTCAGTAGCAGCACCGTAACCACCTTCACCACCCCCTTGCAGGCCCGCTAAGTCATCAAATAGTCCCATATTACAAAGTTATTCTTTTTGGTCGTTATGCAATGGAGACCTAGAGTAAGCTGCATTTACAGCAAAAAGCTCAACGGCTCCGGTATTGTCGTTAGTCAACTTAATTTTTGCGTGGTAGTCCCTGATTTTGTCTCCGTTTATTTCATCTTGAGACAACGCCATTAAGATGTCGCCCACAGAAACTCCAGAAGCGTCACTCAGTGTAACCTCAGTCCTGCTGTCAACAGAGTTGATTGTGGCAGACAGGTTGGTTTCACTTGACGCAGCCAATAGATATGCAGCATCACCAATGCTAAATGGCAAATTGCTAATCCTTGAGGTAATCTTGACCTTGTTTCCGTCTTTCGAAGCAACCCTACCAAGCACAACCTTGTGCGACATGTTTGCCGTAGAGTTAGACGTGATGTCTTTAGGGATGACAGTGTAGTACATGCCTTCCCTTTCCTCGTACATAGGCTCGGTAATGTTTGTAGTTTGCTGGGTGTTAGAAACAACAGCAGACCAAGTGTCATTGCCCTCCAAGCTAAGGGCATTGTAGACCTTAACAGAGGAAGGGTTTTCTTTGGACACTACTTCAACCACAGAATTGTACTGAGTCCCATAGAAATTGTTGTACGTACTGTTCACGTTGTGCCTGTGAATCTGGCCGTTTTCAAATGAGAAGAATCTGTTGTGCAGATTGGCGTACATCTCAGGGTTGAACGAGTAAAGGGAGAGCCAAAAGTTTTTGGTTGCCCCCCATGCAATCGTCTTTCCTGCATCGTCCGTACCTGCCGCAACGCTAACAGCTATACTTGCGTCGTCAGCAACTGCTGCCGCAATAGATACACAGTGTGTTGGGAATAACACAGAGCCGTCTCCGGGATTGAACTGGCATACACCCCTGAAAGAACCTTTTGAGTGAACCAAGTCCATCTCAATAGTTTCAGACTCCCTTTGTATTTGAGGCTCTATGAAAACAGACGCTCTCTCAGTAAGCCTGTCTACGTACATCACAGCGGTACCGATAGTGTTCCATTGCGGTAGCCTCTCGACAGGACGTATAACGTCAGACTCCCAAGACAGTGCTTCCTTATCCCAAGTTGGGAGGTTTTCAAACGAAGCAACAGACTTCAGCTTCCCATTAGCGCCAGCAATCCTAGGGTTTGTAGGAGGCAAAGGAACGTCCCCTACGTTTGTGCTGCCTATTGTAATATCGTTGACCTGTTGGCCCTCAACAGTCACAATGTATTCGCTGTTTTCTGGGTCGAATCCACACGGTATTCTGGGAATCTGTTCACGTACCAAAAGGTCTGCAAAGAGGTTCTCAAAGAAGGACTCTAGCTTGACGTCGCTGATAGGTTCAATGCCTTTAGAAGACACCCTAACAACCTTGCCCGCCTCCATGTCAGCGAAATACGTAATACCAAACCTGTCCACAACAGACTCAGGGTTTCTACCCGGACCATATATACCAGCATAGTAGGTCTCAGTGCCCAGTACATTCTTGCTGGTCACGAGCATGCCGTCTTGAGCAGCTTCAATCAGCTGCCTACCCACTGGTGTCGCGCTTATTTTCTTTTCTTGTAACACCAATAGCGACTCCCCCTTATCTACGAGGTACGTAATGAAACCATCCGCTGAGTTGTAGTCCTTAAACGGAAACAACACAGGGTTAAACGAGGAAAGGTTTAGCCGTGCCGAGTCCGAAACAAAAGGTTCGCTATATGTCACAGCAGAGTTCCTAGAAATTTCTCTCTGTTCTGGTGTTTCGATGTGCGGTCTACCTATACTGACGGCCATTGAATCAAAGAAATCGCTGACTCTTTCGTCTTCAACAACGTACTTGACGTAAACAGCACTGTCTACATCAATTGGGCTAAACGCTCTGGTGATATCAGATTGAAGCGTAGGTGTATAGTCTATCTCAGGGTTGCTTAACTGCTCCCTAATTCTCATGTATACGTCGCCTTGGTCCAAGGTTATAACTCCGGGGAACAATCCGTTGTTACCTGCTGCCGTTATCGTGTTGTTTCCGACAGAGCTTCCTATGGTAGCCTGAGTAAATGGATTTGACGGGTGAATGATGTACGTGTTCGTACCATCTCCGTTGTCAAACAAATTATCTACAAAGACATACCCAGTCGAAGATGCCGTGGTTAATACCCGGTCTCCTCTATACAGTCTTTGGTCCGAAGTAAACCTATTCCCACTTACAACAGAAATGGAAAACGTGGGTGACGTGCTGTTACTTCTGTCCCCAGCGTGAGTCCTCGCACCGCCCACCTCAATGATGTCGTACTGCTCCCCCACCTCATAGTACAGTTTCTCCTCTGTCGCTCGCTTAGGTCTGTATATTTCAACCAGACACCGCTGAGAAAAGAAATCTGTGCCCAGCCTTACTGAGTCTCTATCAAATCCCGGCGTTGAGTTGTCTCTAATCGTCAAGAACCACCCCGTTCTTCTGTAGTTATCCTCGTCGTCCTGAGATGTACTGTCTGTCAGTTTGATTGGGTTCTGGTCGTCGTCGCTGTAAAATTGGTAAGACGTAATCTTAAACTCGTTCATAGGGCGAACGATACCCTGTGACCCAACATACTCAAGAACCCTCAGTACATCACCCTCTTTGTACTCATAAGAAATCTCAGCGCCCTTAAAATCCCTGTACGAGTTTGACTTACCCTCAAGGGGCCTCATAGAGATAAAGATTTGGCCGTTTATTCCTCCTTCAAGGCCCTGTAATACTGGCCTTGTTTTTGTACCATCACTAGAGCGAATATCAGCGAAGTCTGTTTTCTTTCCAAGGGCTGCCTCAGCAACTGAAACTTGCAATACCTTCTCGTAGGTATTGTTCTTAGAGTAAACGGGAGCCCACTTAGTAGCCCATGGCGGTGGCTCGTGAATAAGCCTGAGGTCAACACTTGTTCTGCCTTCCCTTCCTTGTCTTTGTGAAGAGCCAAAATGAGGGACGTTTACATCTCCAATCTTTTGAACTCCAGAAGCCCTGTTCCTGTGGTCGTAATAAACAATTCCAAAATCATGAGCTGCACCAGCCTTGAAGGATGTCAAGTCGGCTCCGTCGGATTGAATGACGTCTAAGCTGCCACTAGCCACCTCGTAGTCAAAAAAGTAAGACCTGATAGCTCCACTAGAGGAGCTGAAATCGTTGAGACTAAACCCTGACGTCGGATTGTTGTACTGGCTATTTATGATTAAACTAATGTCTGACGAATCAAACAGGTACGCTTGAAATTGATTTAGACTGGCACCGCCGTTGTGTGTTCCAGCAAGCAGGGTTCCGTTTGTAGTGTCTACAAAGTCGTTTCCAATTATTGCGCCAGCGTTGTTAATCTGGAGCGGGGCTACAGCCTGAACAGCCTCTAAGTCTACATTGACGCAGCGAATCTTGAACTTAACATTGTTTGTTGCGCCATCGAACTCAGCAGAATATATTTGAAAATCAAGCACACCCTCTAGCCATACAGCGAGCCTGTCGGCATCGGCATTAGTCCCCGGAGATTGTGCCCCGGCACTTTTTTGAAGCATGGCACTCGCACCCGAAAGGGGGTTGGGAGCACTAGGAGGACCACTAAGGGGTTCGCTCAAAAAGGTGCACGACACCTGTCCAATAGTGCCAACGATGTTAGCCTGAATCCAAGCGAAAAGCTCAGCTTGTGTGGTTGCTGTAGGGGCGGGATACTGGGACTGAAAGGTTAGGTTCCCAACAGGCTTCAAGGCAATTCCGTTAAATATCTCGTCGCTGTCCAAGACAAACATGTCGTCAGCGTTGATGAGATTGCCACCATTGTTGTAGTAGGTAGCCGTAGTGTATGCCTGCCTAGTATTTGCTCCCGTGCCGTCAGCACCCGTTGCAGCAAATCCAATTTTACTAGCAGAGATATTGACGTTAAAATCAACCACCCCCTGATTGTCTTCAAGCCCTAATACAGGGAAGTTTGATAAGTCAAGGTTGAAATTAATTCCGTCAGTGGTAGAGTCTGCAAACCTCGCGAACGACTCAGTAGGAGACACAAAAAATCCAAACGGCACCGCTCCGCCAATATCAGCAGCAAGAAACTCCTCCTTCTCTTTATTAGTGCTTGAATCAGTAAGGACCTCGGTCGCACCGTCTAGTACAGGTAGGTTTAGATTCACGGCTGTAGCTGACCTAGGAGAGAAAACGTTATAGGCGTATACGTCTGTATTCTCTATGTTGTCAAAGCCCTCTACGTAGTCTCCATACATCAGTCTTCCGCCACAAATGGCTTGACTAGATGCTAACCTAGGCACAGCATCAAATGGCTTGTTCGCCTCCTCATCCGACAGCGCAGGGTAGACTCCGTCGTTCCTAAAGATGAATGATTGAGTTCCTCCAGCAACGTTATTGTCAAGTTCTGCAACCTTAAGGAAAAGCTGGTCGTTGTTCTTTCTAGCAAAGACACGAATCTTTCTTACAGGTCCATCCGAGTTGGTTACAGTTACCTCAAGCTCGTTATTCTCGCCGCCTAAGAACTCCATAGCCGGAGCATTGAAGGCCATATTTGTAGGGCTTACCGCAAGGTCTGAGTAAATGCCAAGGGCAGATACCTCACCGTCGTCATACACGTACTGATACGTGAACTGAAAGCAACTTTCCTTCAGGTTGTTTGAGCCAATGGTGGGGTTTGTGATAAACCGAAACGTGGCAGCGGTCTGTGGGGGTTGCTTACATACGGTCAAAAACTTCTGCTTTTGAATAGCAGTTCCACCAGTAAGATTGGCGTCATAGTTGCCCAGCAATAGCTTGGTGGCGTTGAGCTTTCTTGGCTCGTTTCTGTTGTCCGTAAAGTAAAGAAGGTGCTCTTGGTGTTGATTGATAACAACGTCACCCTTTACAAAAGCATCACGCTGAAAGTTCAGAACAGAATCCTGATACAGCTTCTCGTACCTGTCTGTTGCAGAATCATATCTGTATATCCCGTGATTGTTAGCTGAATTGTACAGGAAGAAGTACATACACTTACCCGCCTCGCAAGGAACAACGCCAATAACCCTATTGTCTCCAGACGACGGAATTGCATCCGCTGTGTTTACCGCTGGCAACACGGCTGTAGTGCCCTCAACATTCTTTATGATTCCTTGAGTCCCGTCAGTTTCGTGAGATACGCGCACGTTAAGTGCGTCCGTCATCTCAAACGGCTTCACCAACCTCTCATCTTCATCCTTATTGAGGTATTGGGGTACGAGCTTTTCAATCGCCATTAGTACTTGGGTGCCTGCTTAGTGTTCTTGCGAATCGTCTTCAGGGCTTCCTCCATACTAAATGCTTTGAGCCTTGCGTTCGCCTTCCGTCTCTCGTTGTAATACTCAACTCTAGCTCTGTTCTTCTCTACAGCCGGAACGCTGCTTTTGCGCTCTACCAGTTTGTAGTAGATGTAAGACCGAAGAGCCTCCTCTGCTTCCACGTGAACCGTGGGGTTGACAGAACGCGCCTCGTCTGCGATGTACTCAATAACAACCTCAGAGAACGTACCAGCAGAAACTTCGATTCTGTTCTGGTCTTCATTCATCCTGAACTGCCCTTGATAGTATCCACCGCCGAGGCCGTAAATCTGTCCAATGTTGTTCTGGTAGACGTAGTTACTGAACACGATGTAATCGTCGTCACCGAACACCCCCATGCCGAGCGTACCGCCTTTGGCGTCTACCCTGTCGTTGATGCCGTCACCATCACTATCAATCACATTGCCTGCCGCATCGGTGCTGTACTTCTGGGAGTAGTTGATGTTCTTGTTCTCTCCCAAAACGTAGACTAGTCCGTCTTCACCGACCAGTCCAATCTTGACCAACGAAACAAAATCATCCGGCAATGTCACCGTGTCGTTGCTGTTCTTCGACAGCTTCAAAGACCTGACGCGCTTAAGCATATCAAAGCCCATCTCCCGGATTCCGCGCAGGGCAAAGTTCTTTACGACCATATCCGACACGTTGCTCACGTAATCGTCCGAGTCGAGAGTCAGAACAAAGTCATTGACGACTTGGTCTACGGTAACTAGATTTCTTGCCATGCTTTATCTCTGTTGGGGTTGTTGCTGACCGTAGTTAGAAACGGCTGCATCCCTAAGGTTAATACCAATTAATCTAGCCATCTCTTCAACCAGCTGAGGGATATAGTGCTCAGGCATCTCAAAGTCTGTACTGCTGGCTGCATTGTAAGCCTCTTTGTTGTTTAGCGTGGTAAAGCCAAACTTAGGAAGAGACGTCGTCCTTGCACCCGTCGCAGCGTTAAGTCCTTCTGGCTGCTTGTAGTATCTGACTCGAATCTTATTGATACTCTGAGGGTACACCTCAATCTGGTCGTCAAGAAATGCAATGGGAGAATCCTCGGTGGGTGCGCTAAGGTTGCTATGGAGCACATACTCTAGCTTCTCTTCTTCATATTCAACGGGAACAGTGACAGAAGTATTCTCCCCAAACAGCAAAGAGCCGTCAGTTTTTACATTGATAATTCGAGACAGGTCGTCGGGCTTAGCAAAATGAGAACCAGTGGTTCGAGAAATTGCGTTTGATGTTTTGGTAAACAAAGACAAATCCTCCTTGATTTGCTTAATCAAAGAGTTGTTTCTGCCGGGGTCTACGCCTCTTTTCCTAAGTGCTTCCGCGTTGACTAACTGCCTGAAAAGACTGTTGAACACGTTTGTTTGTGCGACAGGAGCGAAAGAGTTGAACTCTGTTGGCGTAACAAAGCCTCGCTCATCTTTGTTAGCGATGTCCTTTAGTGCATTATAAACCTCTCTAACACTTGCCATAGTAAGGGATTGTCTCGCAAATATACAGAAAAAGAAAGGGGGCTTGTGCCCCCTCTCCAGTATCCATGCTGGTTATGCGTTATGCAATAGCCTCCAGTTGGCGCTCAATATCGGACAAAACCAGCGAGCCCTTGTCAGTCATGACAAAGCGAGTCATGACCTCCACTTTGTCTTGTCCCACGGGGACGGAGGCAATCATCTTACCAGAGTCAAACCAGACCACAGCACCCTGCCTGTAGTCCAAAATCTGGAAGTCAAATCCTTCGATTACTGTTGAACGTGCGTTCACCATGGGGCTGTCCACCATGGACATGAAATGCTTTGGGTCTCTCTTAGCCATCTGTACCAAGGTGCGCTTGATTGAGAGGTCCTTTTGATTGGTGTCAACGTTCATTGCAATGGCAACAGGAAGCAACTCCTCGATGGGTCGTGCCTTAATGATTGCAATCGCATCATTCACTTGGAACTCCATCTCCAAAACCTTTTCAGCGTCGTCCTCTTTGTTCACGAGCTTAAAGACAGTACCGCCGTTTACGGCATTGTCTGGGTGTGCCTCAAGATACGCGATGAGGTTGGGCTTGTCGTAGTTGACAATCAGCATCTTATCCGTGAAGTACACGTGAGAGCGCACGGCCTGTGGGCTCTGCTCGTCAATGTAGATACTTGGTTCTGCTGGGCAGTAGCGAATACCTCTAACAGTGTTCGTTTCCTCGTCGAATACCTGAACCTTGTTAGCACGAATCTTCATGAAGACCCCGCCTTGACGGTTTAAGGTTTCGTACAGCTTTGGGAGCTTGGAATCGTCTCGCTGAGTGCGTTTGACGGTTCTCTTTTTAGTGGGTTCTGACGCCACTACTTTCTTGACTGGTGCTTTTTTAGGGCGACCCGGACCCTTTGTTGTTTGTTCCATTTTAATCTAATTGAAATCCAAGAAGAGGAATAAGGGGGAGAGCGAATCCCTCCCCCCATTCCGGTATTAGTCAGCTATTAGTCAGAGGCACCTTTGATGAGAACGTGCTGGTTAGCAGCGCGAGTCACGAGGTTGCACTCAGAGCGGTAGTTGAACTTAGCAACGTCCTTGCCGTCAGTCTTGAAACCGAGGACACCACCACCAGTCACCCAGTGCTCCATCTCGCGGCTGTAACCGCCAGCTGCCTTGTAGTTCATCTCCAAGGCGGGAGCTCTGTTACCCGTCTGCGGGTCAGCAACAGTGGCAAGAGGAATCATCACACCAGCAACCAAGTTGGTAGCGATGTCGCCGACTCCGCTAGCTCCGAGGAGAGTGGGGTCGTTCAACAGCTTCCATCCGTGCTTGTGGAAAGTGTATCCGCCACGAGCGAAAGACTGGAAGCCGAGGTTGGCTGCCATATCCTTGTCGTTGTTGAATGCACCGTAGCTACCCTGCAAGCCAGCAGTAGAGCTGGTGCCACCGTTCGCAATCATGTTGTCGAGGGTGAGCATCTGGTCCGTGTTGGCGTAGATAGCGTACTCAGCGGGACATCCGTTCTTGTCCATCATCTTGATGACTTGGTCGATGTCTCCGAAGTCGGTGGGAGTCTCACCAATCACATCGGAAGTCACCAGACCTCTGTCCTCCAAAGCAGCGAAGTATCCTTCGGTACCTGAGATTCCAGCCAAGGCAGCGTCGTCAGTAGTCACCTTCTGACCGAGGAGCATCATCATCTCTCTCTTGTCCATGAAACGCTGACGAGTGTCAGCCTCAGACTTCAAGTACCAGCGGTAGTCGCCTCCACCGACGTCGATGTAGCCGATGTTGGTAGCTTGAGAACCAGACACCTCGTAAGACTCCTTAGTGATGACATACGGGTTGGTTCTCTTCACAACGTTAGACTGGAGGAAGAAGTCGGGCTGGTCAGTTCCCTGAGCGTACATGTTACCAATGATAACACCGCTAACGGCAGCATCGTCAGAAGCAGCAGTCAGTCCGCCACTAAGGAGAGACTTGATGACAATCTCAGTACCAGCGGTGTTCACGCCAGAGACGTATACTCTTTCGTTTCCGTTGATGATGAGGACATCACCCACACGAGCAACGTTCTGAGCGGTTGTTCCTTCGGTGTATCCTGATGCAGCATCGGCATAAAGAACACCGTCGATGGTGGCAGACTTGGCGGCAGAACTTACAGCACCTTTGAAGGCACCAGTCAGCTTCTGGTGGAGGCGAGCCTCTTCCCAGTAAGTCACTTGGTCAGCAGTACCAGCGGCGTTTACAGCACCAGTGAGCTTCAAGAAGCCCGTGATACCTTGGTCACCGAAGGTCTTGATGAGGTTGGCACGGATGTCCGGTGCGTTTACCTCGTCAATAAAGTCATGCAAGGAGGTATACTTTACCGGGTCTTGCAGGTTGTAAAGGGAATTGGAAATCCCTTTGGGGTTGACGGCAGCTGCATTTGCAGCTCCGCCTTGTTGGGTTACGTTAATCGCAGCCATGATTTCTTATTTTCAGATTTTGAAAGTCAGTGTAGAAGAACCACCGAAGGCATTGATAATCTGTTCGTCTATTCCGCTTGGCTGCTGAGAAGTGTCACGTTGATTGGGCTGGTTGCTCACGTTGGCAGCCGTCTCCACCACCTTCCTCTGTCCGTCACTCATACCTTGTTGGTATACAGAACGAACAATAGAATCGATGTTGTCAATGACCGCACGGTGTGCGTTCAGCTTCTCATAGTTCCACTCACCAGAGTCGAAGACGTAGTCGTCGAAGTAGTTTTCAATCTGGCTGTTCTTTGATACAAGTTCCTTGCGGTAGTTGTCGTTGATTCCAAAGGTGAAGTTCTCACCCGTAGGGAGCTCAAAGATGAGTCCGTCAAAGTCCTTGACCTCGGCCTGCATAGCAGACATCCAGTCTTCGGTGATAGGGGATTGCGCTTCAGACTGCTCGTTCACTGGCAACATGTAATCGTCGCGCAGGTTAGAAATAGTCTTCCGTGCGGATTCCGCATCCATCTTCAATTGCAGCTTAGCCATCTTGACATCGCCCTCATCAAAACGGTCCTCGTCCAGTTTGTATTTGTTTTCGAGCAGCATGCTGACCTCTTCGGTCGTGAGATTGCCGTGCTCTACTACCATCTGGTTTCGTACAGCAGTCAGGTCATCCATTTCGGATGGGTTTAGTTGCTGAAACTTGTACCAGTCTTCTGGACTACGACCCGTTTTTTGGACGAAATCATTGATAGCTTGTACGCGCTCGTCGATTTCAACGGGGTTATTTGAATTAGCCAAAGCAATTGCATCGAAGGAGCTTACATCCGAGCCTAGCTTTTCGCTAAGGTATCGGAGCACCTCGGTATCGACGTCAACGTCAGGGCTTGATTCAGATTCTGTTGTTACTGCCTCTTGAACAGGCTCTTGAACAGGCTCGCTAGGTTGAGCTTCAGGCTCAGCCACAGTCGTCTGAGGTTCAGGAGAAATCTGTTGAACAGGTTCTTCGCTTTGGACAGGCTCCACAGGAGCGTCTGCCACGGTTTGTTCCACAGCATCTTGTTCTTGATTGAGGTTTGGGGGTGTATCGCTAATTGCAATACCTGCACTCGCAAGTGCGTTTTCGAATTGCTTACTCATGGTTAATTGTATTTCTTTTTCTGAGACTTCGGCGGTGTCTTACTATGACCACCCTTGCTCCAGAGGAATCTGTTTGCCCAGTATGCGGCACTACCTTTCCTCTTAATATTCTTTGCATGCCTACTCTTAAAGGCTTTCCTAGCCTCAGGGCTGTAGTTGTTGCCCATACTCTGGTCGCCAAACCTAACAAGCACACCGCTCTCTTGACCGGGGCCAAGTGTACTAACCACAGCAGCTTTTTTAGTAGCGTGACTGCGCGTCAATTTGGGCTTGTTGACTCCAGCAAAACCCAGTCTCTTAGCCTTTTCGGAAGCACTAGACATACTGCAAATATAACTCTATTGGCTATAGTTGAATTACACTGCCTGAGTCAAAGGTAAAGCTGTTATCCTTGTCGTTAAAAGAACCACGGTGCTCGTCTCCTACCTCGATGTCATTCCAGTGCAATGAGACCTCTTTGTACGTTCCTATTTCAGTTGTCTTGTCAGACTCAAAAACTTTGTACCCCGTTCTGGTGCAGATGTAGTATGCTGTTCTGGTTGCCATTAGCTTTCAATAAATCGAACGTCGTCAATAGCAAAGTCAGAGGAGAAGTTATTGGCTGCCTCATAAACAAAGTAGATATAGTTAGTGACCTGTGAGGCCCTGTAATTATCTAGACTAATAACGTGCTCCACCCACAAAGAGCTGGTACCACTCCAAGTCGCTGAAGCAGGAGTTATTGAGGTGTGCTGGCCGCCAGCCGTATTCGTCATCGTAACTATCCTAGTACCAGTGTTGTAGGCACCAGTTAAAGTAGCAAGCAGCGTTGCTTGGTCAGAAGCAGAACTT